CAGTTGTTTCGTGGCCTGTAATTGTATCATAGGCCAGCACTCGATTAGCATCTACGCAGGTCTCTACATCTTCCAACAATTCTTCTAGTTGTTGTTGTGCTTCTTCGCCTCGGCAGTATACTTTTAGGCTGATACCTAGAAAACCCCAAGCAAAATTACTTGGTAAGTATTCTCGTATCTCTGAGCCAGGGGTTAAATATATAGCTGGAAAGTCTTGGATTTCATCCCAAAATTTTAGTTTTGCATACGCATTATTACTTAGATTAGTTTTATAAGGCGCTTGCCCATCAATTGTATTAAGTTTTTGTGTTAATGCTCTTATAATAGATGTTCTTTTGCTCATATGGCTACTGCCCTTAATCTATTGTCAACTTGTGTAGAGGCAATCTCTCGAATTGACTTAGATATTAATAACTTAGGATCTCGCGATTTAGGGTTAGATTGCACTCCACCAGCACTAAAAGTTGCATACGGATTCTTCATATAACTATAAAAAGCTGTTACCATTCCTGCCCTAGATTCTGTTAATCGCTCTACTTTTACGCTTTCAGCAAATCTTCCGCTACGTAAATTTAATATGTCACGCCTAGATCCGTTGCCCATATTCTGCTTTATTTTTTCAGCAAGAGTACTGTCTAGTAGTAGCTGTAAAGAGTTTAAACTTACTTGTCGTGCATTACTAAATTTTAGAGCAGGCTCTTTGAATACTAGATCAGGTTTCTTAGATCTGGTTGGTTTTGTAACCTTTGATTTGCCTTGTTTAGTACCTACGGATAGTTTATTTTTTAATACTAAAGT